TATCGTTGTGTTTGCTGAAACGGTGGCTGAGTTCATAACCAAGCCATTTGTGGAATTCAGCGACTTTGCCGATAACTCACCCGTTGATGGATTGTAATCGTAATTAGGATCGCTTGTATAAGCTGTTGCAATCGTACCGGATGTTGCCGCCGCAAATAATGGATATCTTGCGGAATTTGTGGTTATATCATTCGTGATTGACGCGAATGCACCTGTAGGACCCGTTGCCCCTGCGGGGCCTGTTGCTCCAATAGGACCCGTTGCTCCAGTCAAGCCCGTAGGCCCTGTAGCACCCGTTAATCCAATAGGCCCTGTTGCACCGGTAAGGCCCGTAGGCCCAGTTGCACCGGTTAAACCAGTCGGACCTGTAGGACCGATAAGAGGAACACCTGCCGGCCATGCTCCTGCGGCTTTTGGTCCGTAAATATACGATGTTGTGGTGTTAATGTAGAAGTCACCGTTAACACCAATACCGGCAGTTGGCGCTACAGTACCGTTAAGAATCTGTAACCCTGTAGGCCCCGTGACGCCAGTAGCACCTGTTGCACCCGATGGTCCTGTGACGCCTGTAGGTCCAACAACGCCCTGCGGTCCTGTGGGTCCCGTGGCTCCTGTAGGCCCGATCTGGGTATAGAGGACTTGAGTAGCTGTCAGGATAAGTGAAGGCGTTTCTGGGTAAACCGGTGTAGTCCCTGCCGGAAGCGTCTGCATACTAACTTGAGTGCTATCTACTCTCCACATCAATTGCAGATAGTCACCAGCATTCAGCTTTAGAACATAGTTCCAGCTAACAACATTCAGTCCGTCAATGCCGCCATGACTGTTCGTAATAGCGACTTCACCCGCTGAATCAGCGATATCACCGGCGCTACCCGTGTCGTTTAATCTCAACCATATTTGTGCATTATGAATCTGCGTGTCCGTATTGACGAACTGCGCTGAAAATTGCACGTTGTAAACGCCCTCATGAGCGAATGTGATTAAAGTTGGATTGCCAGACGGATCGTTAACAATGCTTACGCCATTGCTGTTTATGTCCGTGTGATTGAGTTTTGCGGGATAAACGGCAGTCGTACTGCTTGCCGTTTGATTATTGGTATCCCAGAAAGAACCCCAGTAACCATAAGCGCCACCCGCCCCCGTAGGGCCTGTAGCGCCTGTGGGTCCCGTTACACCTGTAACCCCGGCAGGACCTGTTGCTCCCGTTAACCCTTGAGGTCCGGTAGGTCCGGTAACGCCTTCTAATCCTTGAGGGCCTGTAGCACCCGTAGGACCGGTTGCACCCGTATTACCCGGAAGACCCGATGGGCCTGTTGGACCCGTGACTCCAGTAACACCTATACCCGTAGGGCCGGTTACACCAGTCGGTCCTGTGGGGCCTTCAATACCTTGCGGACCAGTTGCGCCTGTAGCGCCTGTGGCTCCATCAGCACCCGCCGGTCCCGTAGCGCCCGTCAAACCTGTAGGCCCAGTCGGACCTGTTACGCCTTGAATGCCTTGAATGCCCTGCGGTCCTTGTGGACCTGTGGCTCCGGTGGGTCCGATATCACCTTGAGGACCTGTAACGCCTGTGACACCCGTAGGGCCGACATCACCTTGCGGTCCTTGAATACCTTGAATACCTTGTGGTCCAGTAGCGCCCGTAGCTCCAGTTAATCCGGTAGCACCAATAGGGCCTGTGGCTCCTGTAAGACCCGTCGAACCTGTGGGGCCTGTGTTACCGGTTAATCCGGTAGCACCTGTGGCTCCGGTGGCTCCTGAAGGACCCTGCGGTCCTGTAGGACCAACAATCTGACCCACATCAATCCATGCAGATCCATCCCATACATAAAGATCGCCATTAGCAGTAACGATATAGGCATCATTGACTGCCGCACCTGCGGGTAAATCACCAACCGTAGGTACTTCGCCCTTAAAATTGATGGATGTACCTTGTGGTCCTGTCGCTCCGGTGGGACCCGTTGGGCCTGTGCTACCCGTTAATCCTGTGGGACCGGTTGCGCCCGTTAATCCTGTTGGACCAGTAGCGCCATCTAAACCTGTTGGTCCAGTAACACCTGTCGGGCCTTCAACTCCTGATGGGCCTGTTGCACCGATAGGGCCTTGAACACCTTGGGGTCCAGTTGCTCCCGTAGCACCTGCATCACCTTGAGGTCCGGTAACACCTGTAGCACCTTGAGGACCTGTGGGACCAGTAATGCCTGTTGCACCTGATGCGCCAGCAGGACCAGTAACACCGCTTGGGCCGGTAGCGCCTGTAATGCCTTGAGGACCCGTAGGTCCGGTAATTCCGGTAGGTCCAGTAGCACCTGAAGGACCGGCAGGGCCAGATGGACCCGTAGGGCCTGTAGGACCGGTGGGGCCTTGCAAGATTGAATCTAGCTCAACAATAACCTGGGGCGTCTCAATTAACTGAATATTACTCATAGTGAAAGCACCAGAGTAGGCTGTGGATCAGTAATTTCTAGCACCATATTCACGATAAAAGTAGGCGAGTAAATGACGTTGCTTCCAGATTCAAATCTTATGTCGCAGGAAAGCGGTCCTAACGGCCAAAGGGCCGTATCCGCTGCATCGGCATACAAAAGAATGGCCCACTTTATATTTGGATTTACAGGTGATTCCAAAGTCACCATTAGTTCTTGTATAAGATTGCCTTTATTATCTTTTATCTCAGACGTAGCAGTCCATTCTCCAGAAGGAATAGTGACATATCCGCCAAGGGAGAACGTAGAGCCTCGCTTTAGGAAAATGGATGGTGCTGGCCTTGCCATATTAAGGAGCCAAGTTAACGCCGACAGACGCAGAAAGGTTTGCGCTTGCAGAAGTAAGGGTTACTCTCCACGTTGCAGGAAGAATCGTATTGACCGAAACATTTGCAGTAGCAGCGAAGTTAGGCCCTACTTGGAGAACTACCTTACTTACTGAGCTAATGGCTGCGCCAGTAAGAATCGTGTACCAGGTTGCTGATGCAGGATCATAACCTTCAATAGAAGGCGTGATGGTTCCGGCAGTTCTGGCAGAAACATCGACAATGATTTGGCCATGAGTCAAAGGAGGTGTGTTGGATACAGTGTTTGAGTGAATCGTTGCTGTGATTGGCTGTGATTCAATTAATACAAATGAAAATTGGCTCATCTCTGATTACCTGAAAGTTTGGCTAATTGAACCTTGATATCAAGAAGCATAGCTCTGATCTCCTTGTTGTCAGCACGTTGCTCAATAATTGATTGCTCAAGCTGTGTAACGCGAACTTTTGATGCCTGAATATCGCCATTCATGGTCATATAGGCCACGATTATGGCTCCACCAATGGTCAAGGCTATCTCTATCCACCTGATCATTTGGGCGAGTCTTTTCGCTTCGTGAACAAACCAATGGCAGCGGCTACTGAAAGACCCGCTGTCACAATTGCTCCCTGCTGATCTGGGGTGATCTGAATGCCTAGTGCCATTGCCAAATAGATCAGTCCGCGCCATGTTGAAGCCTCATTGATTGCAAAGCCGAATTTATCGCCCATATCAAATCTCCTTTAATTCGAAATGCATCCCATCTGGACGACTCCATACGCCGCCCCAAGCAAATCCTGCGTCTGTAAAACATTTTACCAAGTCGCTTGAAATAGTAGGAGTTTTTCCGAATCCATTCCATGCAGCATTAATGTCAATTGCGATACCCCAAGAATGGAGTGAAGCAGAGGTTGCGCCACGTTTCTTGCGAATGTTGAAGCACCCGTCCCAAGTCTTCAAGTGATTGATCAGGCCACGACTAATGATGTTGTTAAACGCCCTAGTCAACGGCTCAATCATCGCCCTATTGCAGTAAATCTTTTTGGGAATAACACCTAATTCAAGAATGGTTGGCACATCCCACAACACCATGAACTTACTTTCATTGATTGAAGGATCTCCCCATTTTGCATAGCATTGTTTTGATGTGACCATCTTAAAATCCTATGGCAAACCAATAAGTGCTAAAGCTAACAGGCCAATACCATTCTTTTGTGCTTGCGTTCCATGCTAGCGTGTAAACATCCATCCCAGTTGTGGTGAGGCTTCCTGTGGCAGAAACGTCTGGCTTGTTCGCTCCCCAAGTGTCACCATAAGCATTTGCTTCAATTGCCCATGCTTGAAATGCGGCATTAGGGAAAGGAATTGGAAATGTGATTGGCTGTGGATTTAATGAGGTTACATATGTCCCCCATTGAAGTATCAAACCAGTAGGCATTTTTATCCAGCCATTTGCCGTATTAGATCCAGTCATAGCTTGAATCCAATTTGACAAATAATTGATCTGCGTAACAGATGGATCTGCTGTTGAAATTCGCCCTACAGAATCCGTCACAACAGCTTTTAATACTGTAAGGTTAGTAGGCAATCCAAGCGGAGAGACAAGTCTCCATGAAGTATCATCTGTGTTGTACTGAACTGAAATTGGCGCGTTGGCAGGAAGCTGACCTGAAGTCAGCGGAGATCCGTTTGCATTCTTAATATAAGATGCGCCAAGGCCATTAAGGTTTAGTGTTGGGGCCGCAGATGTGTTTGCGTTCAAGGTATAAAACGTGCAGGGCATCCCCGTATAGTAAGCGGTTTGATGCTGCTGTGTGCTGACAACATAAGCATCAACTACTCCCGTATCAACACCAACATAAGGTTGCATGAACTGGTTATAGGTTCCTGCGGTTGCTTCATTGGCACACAAAGACCCAGTGACCCAAGTGATTGCAGTCGTTCCTTCCTGTCCACGCATCACCGTCAGGTTATTACCAGTTCGGGACGTGCAATACATAATTTCAATGACCGTGTTTGGAGCAGAAGCCAAAGTGACGGTTATTCTGAAAAACTGATTCCCGGTAGGGCTTGGAAACACAGCACCATTGGTTACGGTAATCGTTGTTTGTCCAGAACTCGAAACAGGACTGCCAAGAGTGCTATACGCATTGTTGGCATAAAGTTCAATGAGTGCAGTCATGGCATTAACTCAAGGTGACTATGTAGGCAAATCTGAAAGGTGCTGCTAAGACTCCCGTCTCAATTGCCGCCTCAAAGTAAGTAGCAATTGGACCCAATGAAGAGCTATTGGTTATCTCAATTGTACAGGTAGGCAATGGAGTTGTTGAGTCATTAAACGTCACACTAATATCAGGCGTAAATGGCATTGATATGTCAGTTCCATCAACACCAAAGAGAAATCTTGCGATCCGTCTTTTGAACCAAGGAATAGAGAAGTCAAAGCCATCTCCTTTGTAAAAGAACCAAGTAAGAACGCGCTTATAGATATCATCTGGCGTCTCATAATTGGTGCTAGTCGCATAAATCTGCGTAGACGAAATCGCATTAGCTATGTTTGGATCTGGCGCTCCAGAAGAAGGGCCTTGATACGGAACTGAAGCGATAGGACCGACAATGCCATTGATCGTCGTTGTGCTGAATGCAGGCCTTGATACCCCATACACACCCTGACCTACCCAGTCTAATAGTCCACCTTCTAAGCCTGTGTAGACAGGAAGATTGACGTTGTTAAACCAATCAACGTATTCCTGTGTAAGACTGTTGTAAGAAGCAATTAGCGAAGGAAGATCTTGATCGTCAATGTATTGAAAGTACAGATAGGACGGGATCGTCTTGGTTGCGCTAGTTGATGAGGTGGGCAAGCTCATGGAGCAATTCCATTAGTAGTCGTTACGTCAGTCGGAGCAATATACCAATAGCCTTCAGCATCACCTACAACGGTTCCCGTATTAGTAAGTGGAGGTGTAACAATCCAAGACATTCCGTCCCATATTGAAACAACTGGCTCTATGTACGTTAGCAGTGATGTCGGCACGATATT